CCAGGCATGAGGTGGACAAGCAGGGCGAAGGCTTCAGTCCTGATGAGGATGGCTATCCGTCGGCCGGCCGTGTGTCATGGGCCGCCTGGGGTGGTGATGCTGGCCAGACCTGGAGCACAGCAAAGTCTGAAAGCATCAAGAAGGCGCGAGAGGATCGCAGCATCGAAGGCCACGAAGCCCGGCCCTATCCGAACGAGCACGCAGCAAGGCTGATCGATCCTGATCGCTTCGAGCGGTTCCGGCGTGAGAACGGTGCCGGCGGCGCTGGTGTTGATTTCATCTTCGGCATCCGCACCGATGAGCCAACGCAGCTGCAGGCCATTCGATTTGATGCCTCACGCTTCACCGTGGCCGAAGCACGGCAATGGCTGGACGACAACGACTATCAGCCGATTTTGTTTGAGCCAGCAGCAGATAGCATGGATCAGAACGATGGCCGATCTCTGATGGATCTGCGCGAACTCAATTCAGAGCCTCTCTACCGCTCGGCGGTGGTAGCTGATGTAGCGCGTGCCAAGGAAGATCCTGAAGTGGTCGAGTTCACATTCAGCAGCGAACAGCCGGTCGAGCGATATTTCGGGATGGAAGTGCTCAGCCACGACCCCGATGCCATGAACATGAGCCGCCTGAACAGTGGCGCGGCGCCATGGCTGTGGAACCACAATGCTGAGGTGGTGCTAGGCGTCGTTGAGCGTGCCTGGATGGGCGACGACCGCCGCGGCCGTGTGCGCACCCGCTGGAGCCCCAACACCAAGATCGAGGGCAGCGAGGAGTACAAGCGCCGCCAGGACTGGGAGAGCGGAACGATCAGGAACGTGTCGTTCATGTACTCGATCGATGCACCGATTGACCTCACCAGCCGGGAAGGCATGGCACTGGTGACGGCTTTCACGCCGATGGAAGTCAGCGCCGTGTCAATCCCCGCCGACCACACGGTCGGACAAGGCCGCAAGGCCACAAGCAGCTCCGGCCCGCCCGGTGCTGCAGCGGCCACGGTCGCACCCCTGTCCCACAACGACAACAACCACATGGACTCCTCCACCATCGACATGGAGGCAGTGCGGGCTCAGGCTGCGGCCGATGAGCGCTCCCGCGTTGCCTCCATCACTTCTCTCTGCCGTGAGCACAAAGCAGACGATCTGGCCCAGGGCCTGATCGAGTCTGGTGCTTCTGAAGCTGATGCTATGCGCTCGGTGCTGTCCGAGATCGCAAAGCGTCCTGCTGCTCAACCTGCAACCCCTGCTGCTCCTGTGCGTTCCGCTCAGCCCATCGCCGCTGGTGGTGGTTCTGCCGACATCGGCCTGACCGATAAGGAAGCTCGCTCGTTCAGCTTTGTTCGCGCCATCCGTGCGCAGATGATGCCTGGTGACCGTGCTGCTTTCGAGGCTGCTGCTTTCGAGCGTGAGGTTTCCGAGGCCACCGCTCAGCGCATGGGCGTGACCCCTCGCGGCATCCTTGCTCCTAACGATGTGCTGCATCGTGACCTGGTGGTGGATACCGCTTCCGCTGCTGGTGATCTGGTGTTCACCGATGGCCGCCCCGGTAGCTTCATCGAGCTGCTCCGCAACCGTCTCGCCCTGAACACTCTCGGCGTGACCATGCTGACCGGCCTGCAAGGCCCTGTAGCAATTCCCCGCCAGACCGGCGCTGCGACTGCTTACTGGGTGGCTGAAGGTGGTGATCCGACCGAATCTCAGCCTTCTGTGGATCAGGTGGCACTGGTGGCCAAGACCCTCGGCGCCTACACCGAGTTCTCCCGCCGCCTGATGCTGCAATCCAGCATCGACGTCGAGCAGATGGTCCGCACTGAGCTGGCCACTGTGATCGCTCTGGAGATCGACCGCGCTGCTCTCTATGGCCTTGGTTCTAACAGCCAGCCTGAGGGCCTGAAGTTCGTCACCGGCATCAACACCGAGAACTTCGGTGCTACTAACCCGACCTATGTCGAGCTGGTGAGCATGGAGTCGAAAGTGGCTGCTGACAACGCCGACATCGGCGCTATGTCCTACCTGACCAACTCCACCCTCTACGGCGGATTTAAGACCACCGAGAAGGCGACAAGCACTGCTCAATTCGTGCTCGAACCCGGCGGCACTGTGAACGGCTACAACGTGGTCCGCTCCAATCAGGTTGCCACTGGTGATGTGTTCTTCGGTGTCTGGAATCAGATGATCATGGGCATGTGGGGCGCCCTGGACATCCAGGTGAACCCCTACGCCTTGGATAAGAGCGGCAGCGTTCGCGTGACTGCTCTGCAGGATGTCGACGTGGCTGTGCGTCACCCCGAGGCTTTCTGCCGCGGCAACGACAACCTCTGATCATGAGGATTGAGATCCTTCGCGAAACCTCCATTGCTGGCCGGCCCGTAAGGGTCGGTGAAGTGGTGGAGGTCAGCGATTCAGACGGCAGGCTGCTGATCGGTATGAAGAAAGCGCAGCCTGCTCCCGAAGTTCTTTCTTGCCAACCTCGCAAACCATCCACTAAACGGAGGAAGACCAATGCTTCACAATCTGGGGACCAAGACAACGGTTCTGAGCCTGCTGCCTAACGATGTCGTGACTGCTACCGGCACTGGGTCGGCTGTGGATCTCGCTGGCTATGAAGGTGACATGGCCGTCATTCTTGACGCTGAGGCCGGCGGCGCCAGCATCACCTACGCCTGCAAGCTGACCGAGGCTGACACCTCTGGTGGCTCTTACACGGACGTCACTGATGGTGCCTTCACCACCACTGAGGCCAACACGGCTCTGGTGGAGAAGATCTCGGTGAACACCAACGATTTGAAGCGCTACATCAAGCTGAGCGTCACCGTTGCTGGTGGCACTGGCGCTGGCGCTGTCTCCGTGACTGCCCTAGCTTCCAAGAAGTACGGCAACTGAACACGGCCGACAGTTGAGCTCCTGCCTGATGGTGGGGGCTTTTTCATGGCTGGTCACTTTATGTAGAGTGGGAACGACCTGACACCTGGCGCCATGAGTTTGCCTCGTATCGGTGGCTTCTCAGCCCCGGGAACTGCTGATTATGCCGACTTGGACTATGACGGCAGTGATCGGCTGATCACGATCACTTACAAGCAGGGTGGCGCCAGTGGTGGTGTTGTTGGCACGCTCAACATGACCTACGTGGGCGAGAGCACGAACGTAGACACTATTTACTGGAGCTGATCATGGCATATAAGTTCAATCCATTGCTCGGTGTTGGCCTGAATGATGTTGGCGAGGGTAGTGCTGCGGTAACCGTCTACTACAACCGCCGCCCGGCGTTACATCGCGGCCCGCTGTTTTACAAGACAGCCGCCACAACGATCAGCGTTACGGCTGGATCAGTGCTGAATGGCGTGGTGTACGACACTGCCACGGCGGTGACAATGCCTGGCAGCTTCAGCAATAACGTTGATTATGCCATCTGGCAGCATCCAACCACCGGCGCCCTGGTGGCTGATGCCAGCTTCACCAGTGCTCCTGCAGGTGCTACCGGAGGCTCCATTGTCGGCGGCTTCCATTACATCCCGAGTGGACGTCCGACAGCAGTGAACAGCGGCAGTCCTACTGCAACGGCTGAGATCCTGGAATACAGCATTTGGGATCTGACCTGGCGCCCGACCTGCTCTGATCCTCGTGGCATGACATGTGTCGATGGTCGGTTCTGGTGTGATCTTTATTTCTGTGGATCCACAAGCTATGCAGGTTCTAGCTTCGCTGCAGTACCAAGCAGCAAAATCGGGCTGACCATTGCTGATGAGAACAATCCGCCGCTGATCCCTGCGATTTATGGCGGCGATGGAACTACTGCTTACAGCCTTGTCGATAGCAAAGAACCCGGTAGTTGGTATGACTTCGCTGAGGTTGCGAGCAGCTTCGGCAAGCGCCTGATCAGCTGGCTTGAGTTCCAACATGCAGCCTTTGGCGGACCAGAGAACAGCAGCCGTGGCACAGACCCTGGAACAGTGATCTGGGAACGTGCCAGCTTGTGGGGCTTGGCGCAGTCCACTGGCACGCTTTGGGCATGGGGATCTGATGTTCAGGGCAATACCGGAGACGGCTGGATAAGCGCTACAGGTGATCGTGGTGATGTCTTTCAATCGGGTTACAGCGCCGTCATCCTGGGTGGCGACTGGAACCAGGGGTCTATTTCCGGCTCCCGTTGTGCTTTCTGGAACGCCGCTCCCCCGGATGCGGGCAACATCGTTTCGGCGCGTTTTGCGGCCGAGCATCTTGTAACTTGCTAGGAGGAAACACCATGAACATCTTCAACACTGCCGACGACCTTCAAAACGCTCAACCAAGTGCTGAGAAAACGGCATTCCTCAATGCCCTGCTGAACGATTACGTCACCTTTGACGATGCGGTCTACCCGCCTGATTACGACCACATGCTGAAGCCAGTAGACGACGGCTACATCGCCCCTGTGCTTCGCAAGGAATGGAATGCTGGAGCTGCTGCAGCCTGGGGCTTTACCAGCCGTGAGCAGATCGAGCAGGCCTTGAATTGATGGCCTTCACCGAGGATCTGGATCTGTTCCTGAGCACCGCTGAGTTCGCTGTGCCGGTGGTTGCTGGTGTTGTGTCGAGCACTGGCATTCTGGACATGCCAACGGAAACCGTGGCTGGTGGCATGGTGCTCAGCACGGACTACAGCCTGATCTGTAAGGCCAGCGAGTTCGGCGATCTGGAATATGGCGCGGGCATCAACGTCGATGGCCGTGCCTACACCGTGAAGTCTGTGATGTTGATGGATGATGGCGCGTTCTGCGAGATCATGCTGCAACGCACGACGACACCAGAGCAGAGCACCTCTGATCGCGCAGTGCTTGATGGTGATGGCGTCGACACCACCAGCACTGTGGTGATGGATGGTGGAGCACCTGGCACGACCTACATTGAAGGCAACGTCCTGGACGACGGAGCGCCGTGACCACTTTCACACGTTTCAAGCTGCGTAACGGTACGGCTGCTGAATGGACTGCGGCTAACCCGACGCTGCTGCAGGGCGAGATCGGGGTGGAGACGGACACGAGGAAGTACAAGATCGGGGATGGCAGCACCGCCTGGGCTGGCCTGAGTTACTACATCGACGGCGTTGCGATCCGTGGGCAGTGCTCGAAGATGACCGATGGCACGATCGACATCACGACGCAGGGCACATACGTCACCACCGGCCTGACTGCCACGCTGGATAGCAGCACTGCCTATGGCATGGTGCTTGGCACTGATGACGCCTTCGGGCTGAAGAATGACAGCGGTGGCACGAAGCTGTTCAGGATCTATGGCAGCATTGATGCCACTGATGGCAACAACAGCACGCTGGGCGTGAAGCTGGCCAAGAACGGTGTGGCGATCGATAACAGCGAATGCCGAGCCTTCACCGGCAGCGGCGCTCAGGAGGCCAAGCTGGTGACCAGCTGGATGGTTGAGCTTGAGGATGGCGATGAGGTATCGCTGCTGATCGCAAACCACAGCAACACCACAGACATCACGCTAAAGCGCGGCCGGGTCATCGCTGTTGAGGTTCGCGCCTGATGACGACCAAGCGAGAGCAGATCCTGAATCAGATCGCGACGACGCTGGCGCCTACAGCAGGCATCAACGGTCGGATCTATCGCTCACGTGTGTCGGCATTGGCCAGGGCTGAATCACCTGCGATGGTGGTTGAGCCTGTTCGTGATGACGTTGAGCAGAACACCAGCCTGCCGACGCTGGACTGGAGCCTGACGGTGCGTGTGGCCGTGATCGTGCGGTCATTGGTGCCTGACCAGGCGGCTGACGCGATTGTGGAGGACATGCACAGCAGGCTGATGGCAGATCTGACGGCTGGTGGCTATGCGATCGACGTGCAGCCTGACACGGTGAATT